GTTGGACCACACTCACACAACCCTAGGTTGTGCGCCCGCACACAATACATAATCAATAGAGGTACCACACCCAATCCCAATTAACTTTGTAACTATATAAACGATACACCTTTATATAAAAAGGGGTCCCACTACTTCAGGTTGTATTGCTTGTTTTAGACAGATAAGACTGCTATAATACTTCTTCACCTTGAAAAGTGCAAAAAAATTTTATAAAATTTTTTATGAAACAAAATATAGATATAAGTAAACTACCATCTGACGTTAGAACAGAGTACAAGCGTTTAAAAGTAATGCACGCTGAGAAAAAAATTCAAAGAAAAGCAAAAGATGATTTTATGTCGTTTACAAAAGCCGTTTGGCCCGAGTTTATTGAAGGAGCGCACCATAGAGTTATTGCTCAAAAATTTAATGACCTTGCAACTAAGAAAATAAATAGATTAATTATTAATATGCCACCCAGACACACTAAGTCTGAGTTTGCATCTTACCTACTTCCAGCGTGGATGGTGGGCCGTAATCCAAAACTCAAGATCATTCAAGCAACCCACACAGGAGAGTTAGCCGTAAGGTTTGGTCGTAAAGCTAAAACACTAATTGATAGTGATGAATATTCTAAAATATTTGACACAACACTTAGGGAAGATTCTCAGGCTGCAGGAAGATGGGAGACTGCTCAAGGTGGAGAGTATTTTGCAGCGGGTGTTGGTGGAGCAATCACGGGCCGTGGTGCGGATTTACTAATTATTGATGATCCACACTCAGAGCAAGACGCAATGAGTCTTAACGCGTTTGATAATGCGTATGAATGGTATACATCGGGTCCACGTCAAAGGCTTCAACCAGGTGGACAGATAGTTTTAGTTATGACGCGTTGGTCAAAAAAAGATTTAACAGGTATTTTATTAGATAATCAAAAAAAAGTTAAGGGTGATCAGTGGGAAGTGGTTGAATTTCCAGCAATCTTGGACCACGGAGATAAGAAAAAACCAGTTTGGCCTGAATATTGGAAATTACAAGAGCTAGAATCAGTTAAAGCGACACTTCCGGTTGGAAAATGGAACGCACAATGGATGCAAGAGCCAACTTCTGAAGAAGGAGCACTAATTAAACGTGAATGGTGGAAGAAATGGGATAAAGAATTTTTACCAGACGTTAGTTACGTAATTCAAAGCTATGATACTGCTTTTTTGAAGAAAGAAACGGCCGATTACTCTGCAATCACTACTTGGGGTATATTTTACCCTACTGAAGATAGTAAACCTAATATAATTTTGCTAGATGCGATAAAAGAGCGTTATGAGTTTCCAGAACTGCGTCGTGTAGCACTCGAGCAATATAAATATTGGAATCCGGATATGGTGATTGTTGAGCAGAAAGCATCTGGAACCCCACTAACTCACGAACTTAGACAAATGGACATTCCGGTGATGACTTTTACTCCAAGTCGTGGTAATGATAAACATGTTAGAGTAAATTCTTGTGCACCGTTATTTGAGGCCGGTTTAATTTGGGCTCCTGATGAACAGTTTGCAGAAGAGGTCATTGAGGAATGTGCGTCATTTCCTTATGGCGATCATGATGACTTAGTCGATTCTATGACTATGGCTATTATGCGATTTAGGCAGGGAGGCTTCCTACCCCACCCAGAGGATTACGAAGACGAAATACCAGAACCAAGGAAGAAGGAGTACTATTAATGTCGGCAATAAAATTTATACAAGGTGTAGCTAGAAAATCATTGACCAAGAACCAAGGTTCAGGGATTACAACTATACCCGGTGCTATGCAATCAGAAGCTAAAGCCGCAGAGATTGTAGCGTTGTTACAAAAAGCAGGAATTCCAATGAATCAATTAGATGATTTTATTAGATCAGAAGCAGATGTTTTAAAATTCTTAAATATAATTGAATCTGCAAGCAAACCTAAAGTGTATTCCGGTCAAGCAGCCATAGATCAATTGAATAAAATTTTTCCTAAAAAAGGTGAGGTTATAGAGTTTCCACAAAAAACAAGTTTTAAAGAACAAGTAGAAGCTATGAAAAAAAGTGGTGACATTGTAGATCCTAACAATCTTAAAAAAAATGACAAAGTCCTTCAAAGAGACCTGTTTAATAATTCTAATTTAAATAAAACAGACACTGTTACTGATACAATCACATACATAAAAACTTTAGAACCAATAAAAGCTATGAAAGAAGCAAATTCTATTATTGCTAGAAAAGGTAAGTATAAAGATTTAACACCCGAACAATCTAAAAGAATATTACAAGATACTGAAGATCATATTTTTCAAAGAGACCCTGATAACCTATACGACTATGATCCAGAAGACATGGCAAAAGGCGGACGTGCAGGATACTATACAGGTGGTATCACAGACGTTGAACCGAGTCTCGATGACATTGGACATGGCTCAGACTCCTTGATGGCAAGAACTAGATTAATGTCACCAGGAGCACAAGCTACAACATCAACAGGATTAAATTATTTACTTGCAGAAGATAATGACAACATGAGAGTTCCGTTTTCAGCAGGTGGTGGCGGCAGACGTGCATTTTTAAAATTACTTGCAAGTATAGGTGGTGGTGCAGCAGCATTTAAATCAGGATTATTATCTTTAGGTGAAGGTGGTACTAAAAAAGCTGTAACAGAGACTGTAAAACAAGCTACAGGATCCGGCGGACAAGTTCCTCCATACTTTTTTAAACTTGTAAATAAAATTAAAACACTAGGTGATGATGTAACTCAAACTAAATCTTTAGCAGATAGGCAAAAAGTTACAAAATATAAAGATTTTCAATTAACAGAAGATGTAACAACCGGTAGACAAGAAATTCAAAGAATGAAACTGGTTGATGATGTTGATGCACCTAGTTACTATGGTAATCCTTTAACCGAAGAAACTTATATGAGCTACACACCTGGTGAAAATATTATAGGTAAAGGCGGTAAACCTGTTAAGACACAACCAGAGTATGAAGAAGGCACAGCTTATTTAAGAACTGATAGAGAATATGCAGGAGAGGTTGTTGATGAGATGTCTGGTATTTCTGATGATATATTTAAAGAAGTAGGGGAAGAAGTACCTGAAGCTATTAGAAAAACAAAAGCAGACGGCGGCCGTATTGGTTTATTTTTAGGCGGTCCATTAGTTAAAAATCAATTAACATCAGGAAAAGGATTAGCCAGAGAGATGTTAAAATTTATGACTAAAGGTAGTTCAAACGCTAAAAGCCCGGCAGAAATATTAAAACTGTACAATCCTAAACAGTTTAACAAATTATTAGACAACCCTGCGTATACTGGTAAAATTAGTCCTAAAACTGGAGAAACTGCAGATGAAATGATTTTAAATATAATTGATCAAACAAAAAACGATAGATCTAGTATGGTGGGTGATCTTATAGGAAGTGCAAGAAAAATTAAAAAAGTAGATGACGATATTAAAAAATACAAACAAACAATAATAAAAAAAATGTTAGATGGTGGCATAGATGAAGACACAGCATATTCGTTTGCAGAAAAGATGGCAAAAGAAATGAAAGAAGCTGCTGCTCCAGAACTTACATCCTCTCCTCCTAAAGTTACAGAACAAGGTTTATTAGAATTAGAAAACATACAAAAAAATTTATTAACTAAAGATCGTCAGCTACAAGCAACCGGTGGCTTAGCTACTATGTTAGGAGAATAAATGGACGACATCCTAAGTCAAATCATAGCCTACGCTCCTGATAAAATAGACACAGAATTAAAAGCAAGAGCCATGGTCCAAGCACCACGGAACATAGACCAAGAACCACGGAACATGTACAACCAAGGTTCATCCGTAGATCATGCAGTAAGAAGCGTAGATCCAGAACGAGATTCATTTAAAAAAATAAGCAACGTACTAGGTGCTTATAGAAGATATAGAAGAGGCGAGAAAAACCCTGCATTAAACTTTAATCAATTCTTCGAGTTATATTCAACAGAGAATTTCGCAACCGGTGGATCAGCTGGTCAGCTAGTACAACCCAATGCCGACGGATCACGGCCCGGGTATGGTGGTCCAGGTAGTGGTGCTAAACCAGGAGTCAGTAAACCTGTTGGTCCAGGAACTGCAAATCCAAATTATGTTTCACCAATGAAAAATCCTGAAACTGTGGCTAAACTAACAAAAATAAATAGATTAAAATATCAAAAAACACCGGTTGGTGAAAGATTACAATGGATAGCTAACAATGGTAAAAATTATAATAATCCTGAAAATTTTATTAAAGCTTATGAGAAACATTTTAATCATAAAATAGGATCTAAAAAAGATGTTCTTTTTAATACACCAGGTAAAAAAGCTCTTACACAAATTGATAATTTAATGAATACAGGAAGAGCTGCACAAGATTTATTTACACTTAAAAAAGGATATAACGAAGAAGAATTATTTAAAGCTTCTATGATTCAAAATAATCCTGAAATAAAAAAAGAATTTAAAACTTTATTTAAAGACATACATAAAGACGTAAGTTTTTATTCTGAGTTAGGACCAGAAGGTATTGTCGAAAGATTAAACAAGGGTAAATTATTAAAAGAATTTGATTTTATTAAATACGGAGTAGGTTCTGGAATTACAAGAAATAGTTTATTAAACACATCAGGAGTGCCAACAGAACATTTAACTTCTTATCAAAATGTAAGAAAACCATTACAGTCATTGTCACAAATTATAGAAAATTTAAAAAACCCATCTTTTGCAAAACAATATAAAATTAGTCCAACAACAGCTACAAAAGTAAGAGGACAATTAGAGAATTTTTTTAAAGGAGAAAAAGGACTTCAAACAGATATAAAAAAAATAAATAATCAATTAGGTGATGTAAAATTTAATAATATATTTGGTGGAGTAAACTTTGAACACACTTTAGCAAAACAATTTGGAAAAGATTATAAATATCTACCTAGAAATTATTTATTAAAAGGTCAGTTTACAACAAAAAATTTTAATATGATGAAAAAAGATGCGTTTGATTTACCATTAATTAAATTAATGAAACAATATGAACAAGGTAAAGTTTCTGGTGCAAAGGTGCAAGAATTTATTGATAACTTTAATGCTAAAACAAATAACTACGCTGATTTTAAATTTGATGTAGACAAAGGAAAACTTGGTTACACCGATACAAAAGTGTCTTACGATTTAAGTAGATATGATAATCCAAATGTTGCGCGACAGGAATTAATTGACAATATTAAATTAACACAGTCTAACATTTTTCAAAAAGGAATGAGAGATACGGTAGGATCAAGTAATCAATTAAAATTATTTAAATCAAAAGAAGCTAAAGAAATATTATCTCAGTTAGAAAAACTAGGTTGTGGTAAATCTGCTGGTGGTAGAATTATGTTTGGTAATGGTACAACATGTGCAATAAAAGGTAGAGAAGTTTTAGAAAAAGGATTAAAAAACGGATTTAAAAAATCTGACGTTGGTCTTGCACAAAAAATTTTAGGTAGTGGTAAATTTTTAAAAGACGCTGTATCGCTTAGAGGTTTATTAGGTCCTGCAGCTTTGGCATTTACTGCAGCAGCAGAAGCAGGTCTTGTTGGTTATGATATGTTATCAACAGGTAAATCATTTAGAGAAGCAGTCGGTGATAGTGTATTTAATTATGCATTAGGTGATAAAACTAAAATAGATTCTGTAGAAGAAAGAGACAAAAGAATGGTGGCAGAAGGTATGACTCCAGAGCAAATGGGTAAAATAAAATACTTTGAGTCTATGATGAGTGATATGCAAACCGGTTTTAAAAACTATGATAATATAAAAGACTTAGAGAAAAAAATTGAAGATAACACATTAAATGAACAAGTTAATCCTGAGTTTTTTCCTAATCAAGCTTTTCAATTAGATGCCCAACTAGATAAGGCACAAGCAGAAAATCAAGATTATTTTAGAACTAATAAAGTAGGTGAATTAGAAAATTACTTTACAACTAAAGAAGATGGAACAATGCCTTTTGCACAAGGAGCATCAACTTTAGCAGAAGGATTAAGAAGAAACGAACTTGCACAATTACAGTCTGTAGATAACCCACTACAAAGTAGAAAAGGTGATGAAAAAAGATCTGCGAGAATACGAGAACTTATGTTACAAAATCCAGATGTAAGAAATTATATGGGATCATATCCAAGTAATTACGGATTTATGGAAGGAGGCATAGCTAGTCTAAATGTCAATAAAAAAAAATAAAACACAAAATAAGAAAAACCCAACACTTGCAGCTAAGAATCCTGCATTTAAATGGTGGGCAGTGCCCCCTAAAAAGGGACCTCTATCACAGGGGTTGAAATTACCACCAAAACAAGTTAAGAAAGCATAGGAGAAAATATATGGCAGATATAGATAAAGCTCTCCCTAACGAACGACCTGAAAATATTGTTGCAGAAGAGGTTAACGTTGAGGAGATTGAAGACACTGGAAACGGTCCTGTAGAAATTACTGAAGACGAAGAAGGAGCTACAATTGATTTTGATCCTTCAAAAGTTGATATGCCTGAAGATGGCGGAGATCACTTTGCAAATTTAAATGAATTACTTCCCGAAGACGATACTGATGAAATTGGTAATCAGTTACAAAACGATTACATGGAATACAAAATGTCTCGTAAAGATTGGGAAAGATCTTACATTAATGGTTTAGATTTATTGGGATTTAAATACACAAACAGAACTGAACCTTTCCAAGGAGCAAGTGGTGCAACTCACCCTGTGCTGGCTGAAGCTGTAACACAATTTCAAGCGCTAGCTTACAAAGAATTATTACCTGCAGATGGACCCGTTAGAACAATGGTAATGGGTAAATCAGATCCACAAAAAGAAATGCAGGCACAAAGAGTTAAGAATTTTATGAACTATCAGATCATGGATCAGATGAAAGAATATGAAACTGATTTTGATCAAATGTTATTTTACCTGCCACTATCAGGTTCTACATTTAAAAAAGTTTATTACGACGATTTATTGGGACGAGCAGTAAGTAAATTTGTTCCAGCGGATGATCTTGTTGTTCCATATACGGCTACCTCATTAGACGATGCGGAAGCAGTCATCCACGTTGTCAAGATGTCAGAAAACGATTTAAGAAAACAGATGCTATCTGGATTCTATTCTGACATCGAATTGACAAAACCAACAGGCACAGTCACTAACGAACTTGAAGACAAAGAGAGAGAAGTTGAAGGTGTCACAAAATCCCAAAGAGTAGATCCTTTGTATACAATTCTAGAATGCCACGTTGATTTAGATTTGGAAGGATTCGAAGACCTTGGCCCTGACGGAGAGCCAACGGGAATAAAATTACCTTACGTCGTTACAGTCGAAGAAGGTAGTAGGAAAGTATTGTCTATAAGACGAAACTTTGCGCCCAATGATCCAAAGAAAAATAAAATCCAATATTTCGTCCACTTCAAATTTCTGCCAGGACTAGGTTTTTATGGCTTAG